TAGATTACTTGAATTAGGTTTAGCAGTATGAAAAAAATAACAGTAAACTTTGATGTGAATTTTGGGAGTGATTATCAGGAGGACTTCTTTATAAGAATGATTCAACCTATGCTAGACGCTCTAAAGATTCATATGGAGAACAGTCATAAAGATAATAAGATAAGTTATGAAATAGATACTCATGATGGTTTCAAAAGAAAAAAACATTGAGCCTCTTACAATAAGAGACTTTAAGGAAGTTGATGATGGAGTGTTTAGGTATACATGTGGAGATTATGATATAGAGTTCTTTGAGCAGTTTGGTGGATGGGCTAAGATGATAATAAAGGTTTATTACAACGAAGGGGATAAGAGATACCTAAAGGATCAAAAGAATATAGATAGGAGATTTGATAAGACTAAGTGGGAGATTAAAGAGAGTAATAGAAAGATGTGGTATTGGATTAATAAGTTTAGGAAGAGATACTGCAATGAATAGGCTATATAGAGTATATAGAAGTGATTACGAAGGAGAATATACAGAAGGTTATATACAACTAGATGAGGAAAAGTTAGAGAAGTTAGAGAGTATATCAGATAAGTTGGAGGGTTCTATTGGGGAGTTTATTGTTGAAGAGATTAAAGTAGATCTTAATTACGAGAACTTGCTAAAAGAAAAGCAGGAAGAGCTTAAGAGAAGGGAGAAATACTTAGAAGAGAGAAATAAGGATGAGTTTTATTCTACACAGATGGATATTCTAGCCGAGTGGTTTAGCAAAGAATCTGAGGCTCTTGATAAGGAGTATAAGGATCATGGAAGTGTGGAGTATAAGATGAGAGAACTAGCCTTAATGAGTGAGTTTACTAATAATATGAGAATGATAGAACTCAGCTATGTTTCTTCTCAGGCATTTAATAATGCTTTTAGTAAGGAGGATGATGATGATAAAGAGTAAGAATGTAATGTCAATAGAAGAATACAGGAAGAAAACCTCTTCTAAATCCAAGAAGAGGGGATCTCCTGAACATGACGAACAGGTAAGGGTATTTGAATGGGCAGAGGTAATGAGTAATAAGTGTCCAGAGCTAGAACTCCTTATGGCTATTCCTAACGGAGCATACTATGGGGGACATTGGTCTGTAGCTCACAAGATGAAAGCAGAAGGTGTTAAAAAGGGAGTACCAGATATATTCTTACCTGTTGGTAGATGTGATGATGATAATGAGTATGGTCTTTGGATAGAGATGAAGGTAGGTTATAACAAAACAAGTGATGAACAAGATTGGTGGTTAGGTAAGTTGGAAGATCAGGGATATAGAGTGAGGGTGTGTTACGGATACGAGGAAGCAGTAGAGGAAATATGTGATTATCTTAATCTTAATGAAAAGTAATATGGGAACAGAAGCATATATAACATTCAGAACTAAACCTTTCAAAGGATATAATCTTGGGGTAGAGTTCGCTGGTAGGAATATGATAGCTGTACCAGAGAAGAAACTACAAGAAGCTAAGGAATCTAAAAAGGATATTTGTGTAATAGATAAGACTACTAGAGAAGACAAGAAGAATCTCCCTCCGTATATGATACTTTCCAGAGATGAGATAGCACTTGCATTTGGAGAATTTCCAGACAAGTGGGGGAGAGATGATACATATACACTTCATTATTTTGAATGGAAACCTATTGTACAAAGCACTTTATTTAATTAAATATATATACTTGACAAGGTAGTCAAGAGTATAGTATGATGTATTCATATATAAATTAATTCTTTAGAGGAATGAAGAATTTTAACTTAACAGATAAGGTCAAGAAGATAGATCTTAGATTCTGGAAAGATTGGAATCTATTAGATGGACAGAGAAGGGGAGAGGTTATATTCAGGAGAGCCTTTGTGGTAGCAGTAGGTTATACAATAGTTCTCTTATTGGCTAACATATACGGAGAGAGAGTTAAAGTCTTTCTTGGTGGTGAAGCTAAAGATGCAGAGGCAGTAGAGACAATAGAAGAAGAGGTAAAAGAACTTGGAGTAGATGGTGCTGGTAACTTGGTAAGAGAGGGAGATGTTGTCAATGGTCAGGAAGTTGTAGTTGAGGAAGGAAAAGCTACATATAAGTACGAGTATAAACCTAAGACAGATCAGGTAGAAGCTATAAGAAGTTTTGTTTTTGATAGTTATAAAGGAGCATATACAGAGGAGTACTTCAATCTTTTAGAGGAAAATTGTTCTGATGAAGGATTAAGAACTGTAATAGCTTTATCAGTAGCAGAGTCTAGTATGGGTAAGAATACAGATAAGAATACTAATTGGTATGGATGGTTTAAGGGAGGGAATAGAAACTATGATCCAGATATGGAGACAATGGCAAGAGAGATATGTACTGGAGTAGAGAAGTATTATTTAGGAATAGGAAGTGATAGGAGTAAGGCAATTAAATATGTAGGGTATGTAAGTACAACATGGTTAAGTAACTACAAATGGGCTTATGCTCAGATGGAAGTTAAGTAATAGCTCTTTAATAATTGGGGGATATGGAATAGGTATCCTCCGAGACTAGGACTCAAGTGGACTGCACTCAGGTTGGGGCAGTACCTGTAACAGGAAGCTTGAGTTCTAATCCCTGTATCTGGACACTAGAAGGTGATGCCTGTTAGCTCTTTAAGGCGTTAATAGAAGGCGTGTATACGACTTTTTATTTTGTACATCAACAGGTATTTATCTGGGTACAAGGATTAGAATTATTTAATATATAGACTTAAACAAAATGAGAAACTTATGGACACAAAGGGAAGTAATAGAGATGGCTAATTTCTTACATATACAAAGAGAGAAGTTTAGCAATGGATCTTTGAATTACTGGAGAGATGAAGCTAAGATATTTCCTCAACCTGTTAGATCAGGTAGGGGAATGTATAGTTTTTACAAGACAAATGATGTTATTTCAGGACTGCTTTCTATTGCGAAGAGAACTAGACCTCCTGTAGAAGTTACACAAGAAGATGTTGAGATCGCAATGAAGCATGTGTTAGAAGATAATAAGTCTAAATATGTTACGAAAATGTTACAGAAGTAATATATAAGAGTTATTATATTTGGTCTAATTAAATTAAGCAATAAGTAATATGGAGAAGATAGAATATGAAATAGATTTTTGTAAAGAAAAAGAAACTAAAGACGGAATATATTATCAACTTGGCTACAAGAGAAAAGATGGGACAAGGAAAGAAGTAAACTTTATGTTAGAGGGTAATCAGTATGTTGATATAGATGATGGGCTATTACTAACTTGTATATGCGACGCTTTTGATGTGTGTAGGGAAGAGTTTATAAAAGATGTTGAGAAACAGTTGGGTGTTAAATTATTAAATTAAAACAATAAGTAATATGGAGAAGAAAGGAAAGACAATAGGAGAGTTTAGGTTGGATTTATTTGAAACTAATAGTGAGGATGTGAAGGAATTATTGGAATATATAATCCAGGAAATATACGAAATGGATATTTTTAGCATTGAACGAAAGAAGAAATTGATAAAAAAACTAGAAGATATAACAGATGATTATTTTGCAAGGGATTTTGAGAGTTGGAAGGAAGCAAGTGCTAAAATAGAGAGGAAGAAGAAATGAACATTATATATTTATTAGGAGCATTTCTATTTGGAGGGTTTTTAATTACTTTAATTGTGGATTATATAAGAGAATGGAGAAAGAAATAGCATCAGAAAGAATTGAGAGTGTTATTGTAGTGTTAGGTATGGGGCTGATCCTTACCATAATGGGATTCTTATTAGTAGGATCACTCTTTGCAGGAATGTTCTATTTGCATAGTCTGATATAGTACAGACCTCTGCTATCCTCCGAATTTGTTTAATTGTAACATTTTGTGTTATATTTGTTATATGGCAAGGAGGCAGACTGAAAAACAGAAGCTGACAATCAAGTATATGCTTAAGGGAATGAGCAGATATGAAGCTATGATTAAGGCAGGTTATTCAGATAGTTATGCTAGATCATCTGAGGTTAAAGAGGGTGAAGGATGGCAGGAATTAATGGACAAGTATCTTCCAGAAGAAAAGATTATCAAAGCAGTTGATTATTTGTTATACCATACTGATATTAAGCAGTATACATTTTCTATTGATATGGATAAGAAGGATGTAGAAAAGGCTATGGCTAAGCTTGGGTATGATAAAGATGATTATGTAATAGTTATGGACAAAGATTACAAGAATGTAGCAGGAGATCTTGTGGCTGTAGACTTCTGGAAAGTGATGGCAAAGGTTAAAGATCCTAATGCGATTGCGAATGGAACAGAGAAAGCAATTAAGATGAGAGGCAGATATGCTCCTGATCAACTAGAAGTTAAGATGGACAAGCTAGACAGTCTCAGTGATGAAGAATTAGATAAAAGAATAGAGGAGCTTGAAAAGCAATTAAATCAAAGTAGTAAAGAGTAATGGCTACTAAAAATGAAGCCCTTAGAGAGGAGCTAAGAGAGCTGAAATTACAGAAGGTTAAAAGATTTGAGCAGGAAAGCTACAAATACTTCACTCCCATTGGAAAGGTGGGAGATTTTCTTGACCAAGCATTTAGTGGGGACTACACTACAGCGTTGTTATCTTCTGCTAATGGTACTGGTAAGACTACTACACTTGCTAATATAGTAGGGCATCTTTCACGACCATGTGGTAATGAGTATTTCCAACAGGATATGGTAACAGACTGGCAATATGAGAGAAGGGGGAGGATAGTCTCCGATACTACTACTATTACAAGTACTATTGTTCCAGAGTTAAAGAAGTGGTTACCAGCAGGAAGTTATGAATCTAAGAAGCTTGGGAAGCAATATGAAAGTAGGTTTGAGATACGAGATGAGCAAGGTAGGAAGTTCCTTTGGGATTTAATGACCTATGAGCAAGATCCTAAGCAGTTTGAATCTGCTAATCTTGGGATAGTCCTCTTTGATGAGCCTGTACCTAGACATATATATACAGCATCTGTAGCAAGGCTTAAGTTAGGAGGTGTAGTAATTATCTTTGCAACGCCTTTATCTAACAATGTAGGTACTGCATGGATGTATCAGGACATTGTAGCTAACCCTAAGAGAGCAGAAGACGGATTTTATTATGACACAGCAAGTAAAGAGGATGCGTGTATTGAGCATGGTATTAATGGATTCTTACCTCACAAGCAGATAGAGAGAGAATTGAAGCAATACCCTATTGATGAAAGATTACCTCGTATATTTGGAGAGTTTACACAGATTAAGGGTAGAGTAATTAAAGAGTTTAAGCCAGAGGTACATGTATTAGATGAAGTCCTTGATTTTAACAAGGATGATTATGTAGTAGTGCAGTCATGGGATACACATCCAAGAGTAGAGGAAGCTATCATCTGGGTAGCAATAGACAGAAAAGGGACTAAGTACATAGTGGATGAACTATGGAGTAACGAGCCTACACCAGCCCTAGTCAATAAGATAAAGGCAATAGACAGTAAGTATAGGGTAGTTAAGAGATTGATAGATCCTAGTGCCTTTAATCTTGATACACGCTTTGAAGATCCTCACAGAAGAGAAGGGAGTAGAGAAACAGAAGGTATATCCTTTGCTAACTTACTTAAGAATGAATATGGATTGGTGTATGAGCCTGCAAGTAAGAGAAGAGCAGATGGTATATCAATGATAAGAGAATCATTAAGATATAACTATCAGGGTGGAGTATGGTTGAAGTATCCAGAGATGTTTGTAATGCCTAACTGTACGCAGACACAATGGGAGTTCCAGAATTGGATGTGGGATGAATGGAGTGGAATAACAGCAGAAAAGAAAGATCCTAAGGCAACTCCTCAGGATAAGAACGATCACTTTATGGAAGCATTGGGAAGGGTAGAGCTTTGTGGTGTACAATATACTGAACCTAAAAGTGAGATAATGAAAGTTAGAAGAAGTAGTCTAGTTGATGAAAAGATATATTGATAGTATATTATATATATGGCAAGAAAGCTGAATATAAAACTTAAGGATAGAGTGTTGAGGGCAGATCTTACAAAATTAGAAGCATCTCTTATAAGGAAGCTAAGAGAAGTACCTTATGGAGAGTTGAATTTTCGTATTCATATGATAGAGGGACAGCCAGTAAGAATAGAGATAGGAGAGATAAGAAGCTCCGATTTACTGGAAGCCAATTATGGTATGGACTTGGAGGATTGTATTTATATTTCTCCTGATGAAAAAAAATAATTTAATAAAAAGCAGTTATGGAAGCTACTAACAAAAAAGGGAATGTAAGTAGTGCTACTGCTGTAGAAGAGATTAAAAAGGATTCTACAATAGAGAAGGAAGAGAAGAATGTGGAGTCTACTTCTAAGATGAAGGACTTAAAAGATATAGTATTTGAGGAAGGAGAGGAGAAAGATCTTCTCAAACAAATAGCTAGTGAGCATAAGTTTGCTACTAGAGAGCTTGATACATGGATAGATACTAATCTAGAAAGACTAAAGCTTTACAATAATCAAATGAGAGGGAAGGATTATGTAGGAGAGCCATTGCTCTTTACGCATATGAATACATGGTTGTCATCTTTGTATGATGATGAGCATGATAAGCAGTGGATACCAGCAGAGGAAGGTGATATTAAGACTGTTGAGAACCTAGACGCTCTTACAGAGTTTGATTATGACTTAATGGGAATGGATGAGATAAAGTACTTTGTTTACTGGGACTCTCTATTCTTCTCATACGGAATAATTGATATGTTGGAGTTTGATTCTAACAAGTTGTGTACATCTCCATCAGTAATAGATCCACTTGTATTCTATTATGATACACTGGCAAGTTCTATTGATGGTAATGTTAGAAATAAAGGTGGAATGAGATTTCTTGGTTGGAGAATGAATATGAGTGAGAAGGATGTGAAAGAGAGTGGACTCTTATATGAGGATGCTCTAGATATCCTTAAGCTTGTTAATAAAGATGAAGGAATGTCTAGTGTGGATGAAGCAAGACAGAAGAGAATAGAAGCTGTAGGTGGTACATACCAGCATATATCAGATGATAGTATGGGAGATAATAATGTCTACGAGGTTGTACAGCACAGGACACATTGGAAGGGAGACAAGGTTGTTATTATTTTAACGGAAGACTTACAACAGATAATTGGTGCAAAGATATTACCTAAGGATAAAGGAAAATCAATAAGCTGGTTTGTAGCAGCTAACAGATTTAATCCTCAGCCTAATCAGTTTAAGGGAGTATCACTTCCAGACATATTGGAAGACAAGCAGAGAAAGAAAGCAATTCTTGCTAATGACGCTCTTAGACTCACTAGAACGCATGTATACGGAAGTTATGCTTATGATTCTAGTAAGGTAGAGAATGTAGCAGATCTTAGATGGGGTTATGACAAGTATATTCCTATTAATGGTAGTCCATCAGATGTGATTGTACCTATTAGAAAAGATAGTCCAGATTCTAATCTTCTTAATAACATGCTTACTTACTTAGATACCTCAGCACAAACAGCAAGTGCAACTCCATCCTTACAACAGGGTGTATTAAGTGAGCAACAAAGGACACTAGGAGAGCTTGAAATGGTAGCAAGTAGCTCCAAGACAAGGTATTCATTAGCACTTAAGACATTTGCAATGGGAGAGAGAGACTTCTGGCAGTTATACTACATTTCATTAAAGGTATTCTTTAAGGATGGTATAGGAGAGAAGGTTGTTAGACTAACAGGTAATGGTAACAATAACTTCATTTCACTAACTAGAGAGGACATTATATGTAAAGCTGATCCAGATGTTAGGATAGGTAGTAAGACACTAGAAGAGGCAAAGAGGTTAAGGAAGTTTAGCATGTATACGCAGATGCTTGAGTTACTACTACAAGATCCAGAAGCAGATAAGAGAGCAAGTGTAAAACATGGACTTGATTTAAGTGGTATGGACAGAGATACTCAGGATATAGTACTACCTCCAACAAGAGATGAGCTAATAGCTAGGGATCAGAATATACTCTTAAGTAAGGATGAGGAAGCTGAATTTTTGACTAATGATAATCATCTAGTACATCTCAGGATACATAAAGAGGCAAGAGAGACTAAAGCGAAGCAGGTACATATGGGATTACATACGAAAGCACTTATGAAGATACAGGAGAATCCAGAGCTTGAGATACAAGATGTGGGTATGCAACAGGGAGAAGAATCAGGTGTACCTCCAGCAACAAGGCAGGGTGCATTAGGATCAAGACCAATGAGTCCAGCACAAGAGGCTGGTATGAATAATATATAACTTTAGTGTATAAAGGAATGAAGGAGTTAGATTACAACAAGTTAATACAGTCAGAGGATGGTAACAAGGAGATTATCCATGCAATGAGAGGACTAACAAGGTCAAAGGGTTGGGCTGTAGTTGTAGCTTATCTTAAAAGGTTGAGAGTTTTGGTACAGGGACAGATTAATAACATTGATTCTCAGCTTACACAGGAAGATTTACTTAGAAAGAGAATTGAGCTACACTATATTGACTGGTTACTTAATCTTCCAGAAGAGTTACCACTAGCTTTAATGAAAACTGATGAGCAGGAGAAGCTTGAAGTAGAAGATATGGAAGTTTACTAAATAATTTTTTATATATATACATATGTCTGAAGTAAAAGAAAAACTTACAGAAGCACAGGAGCAGGATACGGAAGTTAATGCTAATGAGCAAGAGCAGATAGTAGAAGAGCAAGAGGGTGATGAGGATGATTACTTTAATCCTTTTGCAGATAAAGAGGTAGAAGAGCAGGAAGAGGAAGTAAAAGAAGAGAAGAAGGAGAAGGAAGAGGAAGAAGAATCAGAGTCAGAAGTAGTAGAAGATAAGAAAGCGAGAGCTAGACTTGATGCTATTGAGGCAGTAGATGATTATTTAGAAGAGAATCCAGATTATCAGGATATTAAGAAAGAATTAAGAGAGTATACAGCTAAGGCAATAGAGAGAGGACACTCTAATCCAGTAGAATTTGCACTAAGAAATGCTAAGAGTCCTAAGTTTTGGATGAAACTAGGAGAGCAGAGAGCTAGAGAGGCTTTAGAAAATGCTAAGTCTAGTACACTAAGAGGTTCTAGTGCTTCTTCAGGAGTAGGCAAGGGATCACAAGATTTCTCTAGTATGCCTAAGAGTGATTTTAATGCTATGGTAGAAAAGATTAAGAGGGGGAATTAGGTATTTGACTTTTCGTAACTATATGTGTTACATTTAATTACAACTAAATAAGCAAAGGAATAACCTAGCTAACAAGTGGTACAACTACTTGAACGCTAGGTCTTTGTTTTTTGTAGTGATATATAATTTTTTATACAACAAGAGAAATGGCAGCAAACACAACTACAATTTCTCACGCACTAACCGAATATTATGACAGGTTATTGCTTGAAAGGGCTGTTCCTTACCTAGTACACACCAATTTTGGTCAGGTAAGAGATATTCCTGTTGGTATGGGAGACACCATTAAGTTTAGAAAGTATGGTGCTTTATCAACAAACACGACTGCATTAACGGAGGGAGAAACTCCAGCAGGCACATCTCCAACGGTAACAGATATAACTGCTACCCCATTATGGTATGGAGACTATATAACTTACACCGATAAAGTCAGTATTGAATCACCAGATCCAGTACTAACTGAATTGACAGAGATCCTAGCAGAACAAGCTGGTCAATCTATTGACGAGTTAGCTAGAGATGTTCTTGTCGCTGGTACGAATGTACAGTATGCAGATGTAGGGGGAGACGGAAACTCAGCAACAGATGAGGTTGCAAGTGATGATGTTATCTCTACAACCGAGCTTAACTCTGCTATTGCAGACTTAAGAAATTCTAATGCAAGGTATATGACAAGTTTTATTAATCCTGATGAAGGATATAATACGAGTCCAGTAGCACCATGTTACATTGGAATAGTACATCCTAATAAGGTTGCAACATTGAAAGCTTTATCTGGCTGGTCTTCAGTAGAAGAGTATGCAAGAAAAGGTGATGTTATGCCTAACGAGGTTGGTAAGTATGACAGAATTAGATTCATTGAGAGTACTCAAGCAAAAGTTAAAGAGGACTCAGGTTCAGGAGCAATTGATGTTTACTGTACCTTAATTCTTGCTCAGAATGCTTACGGAGTAAGTAGAATCAAAGGAAATGCAATGAAGACCATAATCAAGGCTCTAGGATCAGAAGGGTCAGGCGATCCACTAGATCAGAGAGGTTCGGTAGGTTGGAAAGCAAACTTTGTAGCAAAGATACTACAACAGAGCTGGATGCTAAGACTAGAATCAGCTTAGAATCTTTCTTTGACAGGTTTTACTCCTTGTACCATTAAACAAAAACAAGGAGTACCTTAGGGTTATAGGTATACCAATGGTATGTTAATACCCAAAAACTAATTTAATAAACAAATACAATGTCTTACACAGGTAAAGATGTAATGTACAATGCCAATCTTAAGCAAGTGCTTAATGATGTCATTGAGCAGATGAATAGGAATCAGGGAAGCTATATTATTGGTTCTCCTGCCCTTTCTATTGGATCAAGTTCAGCAGCTAAAGTTAAAAATGCTGCTTTTGTGGTTGTAAGAGATGGTGTAATAAGTACTATAGCTAGTACGGAAACAGCATTTACAGCAACGAGTCATGATATTGAGGATGGTTATGAGGCTATCTTTAATGTATATCTTGATTCTGACAACGCAGTATCGCTCAAGATGGGAGCTAAAGTTTTAACAGCAGTACCATCAGTAGCAGTATGTCCAGATACTCCATCTGGAGGACTTAAAATTGGAGAAGTAAAGGTTGCAGCAGATAGTGATGATTTTGATGCTACAACTGATGATCTAAGTGCAGCTCATGTAACTGACACTTATACAAACAAAACAGATGATGATACTATTGACTTTGATGATTATGAGGCAAAGCACTGGTTATATCACGACAATCTAGAGAGTCTTATAGAAGATTTAGTAGATGTATTGGCAGATGATGGAGTAGAGATTTTATGCTCTAAACCTGATTTAGCAATCGGAACAACAAGTGCAGCAGAGGTAAAACACAGCGATATTTACACTATTAAAGATGGTGTGATTAAGAAGGTTGCAGCTGGAGAGGTAGGCTTTACAGCAACAACAGATGATATTACTGATGGTAATGGAGCTGTATACTTAGTCTACTTAGATGGTTCAACAGTTAAGATTCTTAAAGGTACAGCAACAACTGGTGGAACGGATGCAGTATGTCCAGATACTCCAGCAGGTAAGTTGAAACTTGGTGAGGTTAAGGTTGTTACAAGTGGTGCTAACTTTGATGCTACAACAACAGAGCTTAGTGCTGGTACGGTAACAGATACTTACACAGATAAAACTGATGCTATTTCAGCTTCAGACTTTGATGTAAGTAGTTATGATTTAGAAGACTATATGTATAGTGAGAGTTTTTATGACTTACTAGATGATATAGAGGAAGATGTAAACGCAAGAAAGGATCATAGAATACTAGGTAATCCTACATTAGTGATAGGTTCTTCAAGTAAAGCGAAGGTAAAAAATAGTGCATTTGACATTCTAGTTGATGGTGCAATGAGTACTATTGCTAGTACAGAAACAGCATTCACAGCTACTACACACGATATAACAGCGAGTGCAAGTGCAATACAAGAAGCTATATACTTAGTCTATTTAGATGGATCTACCATTAAGTTGTCTAAAGGTACTACAGCAGGCGAAGATGCAGCTGTATGTCCAGCAACTCCAAGTGGTAAGTTCAAATTAGGCGAAGTTAAAGTTCAGGTAGAAGCAGGATCAACAGATTTTAATGCTTCAACTGATGAATTAGATGCATCACACTTAACAGTAACTTATACTAATAAGTTGGATGTGTTTGATGAGATAGCTTAATAACCGATTATGGTTATGGACTGCTGTAAGAAGCAGATGATAACATGTAAAGACAGAAATGTTTTTGCATACCCAAAATTCTTACATTCCTTAGCAGGAGGGGGGCTTGACCCCCTTCTTGTGTTTTATAATGTAATGGTTTATATTATATTAGCTTAAATAAAATTATCTGTAAGGATTATGGCTAACAAAATTACAAAGGACTCAGTAGCTGATAAGGAGAAGGCTAAGGAAGCTCCTAAAAAAACAAGCTCCAAATCAACTAAGATTGAGAAGAAGGAGGCAATTGCAAGTGCAAGTACTCCTAAAGAAGTTGATATAGAGGCTTTAAGAGAGAAGATTAGGGCAGAAGTAAGAGGAGAGATAGTAAATGAATCAGGAGCAGTAGAGATTAAATTCCAGAGAACAGTAGTAGAAGGAAGTGCTAAGATAGCAGAGAAGCTAAACAACTCTGAATATGCATTAGCTATATGGGATACAGACGATGGAGAGCCTCAGGGTTATATAGAAGAGGTAAAGATTAATGGAGCAGTAGCACAAATACCAAAGGGTGTTTCTGTATATGTTCCTAAGCCAGTTAAGAAATTAATAGAAGGTTACAAGACAGCAGAGAAGATTACTGGAGATACTATTGTAAATCAACAGGGTACAAAGGGTATTAAAGCTGATAGGAATGAAGATACTAAAAAAGCTTTGAGCTAGTGGTATGCGAAGACACAAATAATATAATTTGTGTTACAATGTAATATGAAAATAACAGATATAGTTAGTCTAGCTAGGAAGAAGAGTAAGACTAATTCAACAACATTTCCTAACAGTGATATGGTATTGTACTTTAAGGCTAAATTGCCTTTATTTCAGGCTGATGTAGAAGATGTAAATGAAGACTACATGGGGTCTATTGAATACAGGGATCTCAGAGCTACTGGAACTACAGGAACATATGAAGATGGAGGTACAACATATCTTAGCAGAGAGTACAACCTCCCTAGCGATATGATTAATAGACTTCAGAATGTATATGCTAAGTTAGATGGAGAAAACTGGACATGGCTTAAGCATTATAGAGAAGAGACATTACAAATGCCTATAGAGGAGGACAATATTCTGGAGGTATTTAACAATGAGTTAGGAACAGCAGGATACTTTATATTTAGAGGTTCATTATTCCTTTTAACTGGTGAGATAGAAGACGATGTTACAGCTGGATTAAAGCTTTGGGACTATGCCTACAGTGCAGAAATATCAGAAATACCTACAGCAGGTACAGATGATGATGTGGATCTTACATATTATGGTATTCCTAAAACATTACATGAAGTATTCGCAGTAGCATTATCAGCAGAGTGGAAGAGTAATCAGGAAGTTCCAGTACCATTGACAGCAGAGGAGCAAACATACTATGCTATGTATAGTACTAAAGATAGGTTTAAGCAACTTAAGGACATGCACAGAGGTGATGAGTTAAGTTTCCCTTTACCTGCCGATAGTTACGGTAGTGGATTTAATTTATAAAGGAATATAAGATGAGTAAGGCAGAGAACTTTAAGAAGATAATAGAAGATAATAATCAGACTCTATTAGTTTCAGAGATTGATTTAGAGTACTATCAGCAAGAGAAAGAAGAGCTAGAAGCAAAGAAGCCTAAGAAGAAGGTAGACAAAGAGAAGAAGAAGCAAGGGTTAGAAGAGTTGGACAGGAACATTTCAAGAGTTGAAAGTAAAATAAAGACTCTAAAGAAATGGGTGAAGATAGCAGAAAAAAGGTCTAAGAAAGAGAAATAATATAATTTAATTTTCCTTTACAAATGGAAACAAAAGAAAAAGCAGGAGTAAGGGGAATAGTAAGAATACAATTAAGGGATAAAGATGGGAATAGGAAACCTCTTTTCCAAACAAACAGGATCTGGGAAGTCCTACAAAAAGGGTTTAATCTGGATGTTAAGATCCCTTTCTTAACAGGTAAGTGGACACTAGAGTCTATAGTACACAATGAAATCAAGAACGCAGGGCTTTCAGAGGCTGCTAAACTTCTTGGTGATGTAGCTGCTGATCCAATTAGTCATATGGCTATTGGTATTGGTACTGGTGGTACTACAACACTCAATAGTGAAATTACTGATGGTGGTGGTGCAAGAGCAGCAGTAACGCCTACTTCTGAAACAACTTCAACAAGTGGAGACACAGCTAGAAGTACACATACTTTCAACTTTACTGATACATTTGCAGTAACAGAGGAAGGTTTACTTAATGCTGGTGCTGCTGGTGATCTTATAGCATATAGATCATTTAGTGCTATTAATGTAGCTAATGGAGATAGTTTACAAATTACGCATGATATAGTATTTGCAACTTCATAATCTCCATCTAGTTAATTTAATAATGGAGATTTATGGCAAAGAAGAACTTTAGTATAAGCACAGTAGCAACAGCTCCTAGTCCTGCAACGACAGGTACATCTTTAGTGGTTGAAGCTGGTCATGGATCAAGGTTTGCACAGGATGAGCCTGCAATTATATTTCCAGACGGAGAACAGCCAGACAGTACCAATGCAGAAATTGTAACGATTACTAACATTGCTACTGACACTCTCACAATTACAAGAGAACAGGAGAGTACATCAGCAAGGACAGTTGTAGTTGGGGATGTTATTATTCAGGGTATTACTGCAAGTGATTGGAACACCTTAAGGGGATTGATTACAGAAAACGCTGATGGTTTCCAGATCCAAGGAGGTACGACAGAAAGAACTTTGACTATTGCAGGTGCTGATGTTGATATAAATGGTAGTGGTACTAATACATTCACCTTCCCATCAAGTACAGATACATTGGTAGGAAGAACAAGTACAGATACACTAACTAATAAGACTATTGATGGAGATGATAACACAGTCCAGGATTTAGCATATTCATCTATTAAGAGTACAAGTAGAACAGGGAGTGATACTAAATTAGTTACAGGAACCGAGGGAAGTGAGAATGATTTAGCAATATGGAATACAGATGGAGATGTAGTGGGAATAAGTGGAGGATGGATACCAGCAATAGGCTCTTATTCAATAGGTTCTGATGCAGATGGGTTAGATTATATTTCTGTCGCACAAGGAATGATTGATGTATTGAGCGAGGGAATGAGGATTAAGGTAGACCAAGATGCCACAACCTATTATGGAATTATTCATGATGTAGATGATACTAATAATAAGATAGGGGTGTTTCTAAGTGTAAGTTCTGGTACAAGGAATAGGTTAGGTGGGAACACAATTAGTAACTTATATTGGAGCAGAGAAAGAACTCCCTATGGTTTCCCTTCAAATACCACAAGTTGGAGATTTCAGGAAACATCAGCAAGTAATGATGGTACTTCTTCAACTTCATATGTTAGGGTTCTTACAAGTTTTTCTCTTACCGTACCACTTGGTGCTTGGAAAGTTGGTTGGAGTGGTTCATGGGGTGTCAGAAACAGCTCTGGTACGAGCAGATATGGGTCTATGGCAATGTCTGATAGTACAACATCTGTTCTTACTGATAAGTTGAGGGCTTTTACATGGACATCTG